CAAGTTATGAAAGAGCTATACAGTAATGTGAAGTTAATGTTGGCAGGGGTACTAATCCTTGCTATTGTAGTAGGAATGTTCGTAGGTATGATAGCTCTAGGGGCATTAACTATAAAGGTTGTTATTTGAGGTCAAGACATAAAGGTTGGTCAAGCGTTCGGTAATTGGACAGTGCTCCACTACCTAAACACCTATGAAGTAGAGGTTATATGCAAGTGTGGAACCTTAGCTATTCATAGGTCGTCTCAATTATTGAGAGGTGTATCAAGAGGATGTAAGTTCTGCGTTGCTAAGGAGTTTGCTCAGTTTGATATCAAAGGTCGAAAGAAAGAAGATACCGACAAGTACCCTCAAAGCACACCTGAGGAGGAAGCTAGAATGATAAAGGAGTTTTTAGATGGCAAAAATAAATAAAGCTTTAGATTACAACAAACTGTTGCAGGACCAGGCTCAAGGTAAGCTATTAAAAAAGAAGCTAAAGTTTCCACTTTATGCCTCTATCAAGTATGATGGTAACTATGTTACTGTAAGGAGGGAGAATGGACGAACAACTTTTACGACTAGTGGTGGCCTCAATTATAGCCACACTGACAATGGTGGTGATTGCTTTGATGTAGCTGCAGATGGTGTTTACATAGCTGAAAGAGTCGCAGGACTTGGCAAGCTAGGTGATAGAGTTAGATGTAATCTTAGAGGGCCAAAGACAGCTCAGACAAGTACAGGACATTCCTACAAGATACACTTTAAAATGACCTTGGAGGAGTATGATGCTGGAGCAACTAAAAGAAAGTTTAGTGAGGTTATGAATGAACTCCTCTATCTACCAGTAGGGGTTGATAAGATAGTTATGCCTAGATTAATGTATAGCATTGAAGAGGTTGAGGACTATCTTAGATGCACTGTTAGAAGTGGGTATGAAGGTATCATGCTAATAGACCCTGACTGGCAGTGGTCAAACACTAAAAGCAGAAAGATTAACTTTTGTAAGTACAAGAAACGTCCTACCGTGGATTTACTTTGCATAGGTGAAACTGAAGGTACTGGCAAGTATGAAGGTATGATAGGTGCTTTAGTCTTGAAGGACTCTAAAGGTAGGGTAGTTAGTGTAGGTAGTGGACTTAGTGATGAGTCTAGACTTAACGGGGATTTTGTAGGTAAGGTAGTTGAGATACGTTATGAACAGTTATTAGACACCTACATTCAACCAACATTTATAAGTGTTAGACACGATAAAACTAAAGAGGAGATAGACTAATGAAAGAGTCAGCATATCAATCAAAAATCATAAAAGGTATTGAAGCATTAGGTGGTAGAGCTATTAATGGCAACTACACTAAAGCTGGTGAGGCCGACCTACAATGCGGGTGGCCTATGCAAGCTCCACCTGATGAGGATACAGGCTACCAAGAAGCACCTATACTAGTTTACCTAGCTGTAGAGGTTAAGACAGCTGTGGACTATCAAAGAGTGATGAGCTGTATTGATGAGGTAGATGGACTCTATGTTATTAAAGAAGGTCAGAAGGGCTTGAAGAAGCATGAACCTTTACAGATAGAGAAAATAAACATCGTTCGTAGGCTAGGTGGTAACGCTCTTATAGCCTACAATATAGACCAAGTAAAGGAGTATATGAATGACTGTGTGTAACCTAACGATTGAAGGTAACAAGGTTATAGCTAATGTTCGTGGAGAGCGTGACGTCATCTTCATTGAAGAAGATGAGTTAGCTGCCATGAAAAGGTTCAATAAGATGATGGAAGATTTGCCTCAGCTTATTGTAGAAGTTTTAACTGGTGGTGCATTTGAACCACTTGATGAAAAGGATTTGTTATGAGCAAGATATTCAAACTAAGTGAAATAGGTAAAATGAAGTTTCAACAAGTGGCGTGGCTAACACGTGAGATACTTGATGCTAAAAACAAAGGGCATGACAGCCATGCAGCTGCATGTGAAAGAGAGCTTATACAAACTAAGTATGAGGCTACACACCCTGAGACAGTATGGAACGGCTAAAGCTGTTCCACCTCTACAATAGTTCTACCATCTTCTTTCTTGGTAGATTTAATCTTATATTTTGTGCCTTTAGGTACTAATACTTCATCTTCAATACTCTTAACACCAAACTGATTTCCTTCACCTAAGTTAACACCTTTACCATTAGAATCAACCAAGATGACCTCATTCTTACCTTTACTAGCTCCAGTGAACTGCTCAAGGGTGAAACCTTTAGCTGACATTAGGTCTGTAGAGAATGAGTCAGGTTTTCTACTTATGTACTCTCCACTATCAATCATACGTTGAAATTCCATATCACTCATACGCATACCTCTGTATAAAGGTGCTTCAGGAGTAGCTTGAACATCAGGAGTAGCTGATTTAACTATCTTATCTATCTTACCGCTATCTACTGACCTATGGTCTTTAATGAAGGCTTCAAGAGCAACTTTCTCACCCTTAATACCTGAAGCCTTAGGTGCAGCCATAGGAATAGCCGTATCACCACTAGCCTGTGCTGGAAGCTGTTTAGCTCCTCCAGGCAGTTGTTTAGTTTCAGGTATTACACTGGTATCAAACACATCACCAGCCTGCTTAGCTACTTCATCAGCGTCAATCACTTCAGCATTGTCTAGGTTGAAATCTTCTTTGAACCTTACTAAGTCTTCATCAATAGTGTTCTGAATACTCTCTCTAACAACTCCTTGGTACTCCCTAAAGGTGCTAGGGTTTACACCTCTTAAATCCGCTACACTTAGGTTAGTCTTACCTATCATCTTTGTTAGGTGGTCCATGTTTTTGATGAACTTATTCTTCTCAGTAGGTACTAGCTTCTTCAACCAATTCCATGAAGCTCCTGAAGCTGTATACTTCAGCTTACTAAGAAGGTTAGCTGTAATGGATGTACCATCAATGTCAGCTCTACCTGACAATACATTAGCAGCTAGCTTATAATAGTCATCAGAACTGAACACTCTATCTAAAGCCTTCAGCTCTTTCTTCAAGGCTTTACCTTCAGGAGTTACAAAACCTAGGTTATCAACTCTATCAATTGTCTTACCTAAATCATCACCAGTGCCCTCCATAATCTCTTTGACAAGGCCACGCTCAAACTGCTCCATCTTAACTGACCCAATAGCATCCCTAATTTGATTGAATGAGTGTCTACCCATTAACTTATTAGTATTACCTGACGTCTTATAGATGTTATCTAAGATAGCTTTGTAGGTCATTTTACCTTTACCTGCATCACTAAGAAGGGAGCCAAAGACGTTGTTAAGCTCAGCCTTAGTGTTCTTACCACCTAAAGCATAGCTTAGTTTTAGTTCACCTTTAAGCTGACTCCATAGCTTAGCACCTGACTCAGGCATGTTAGCTTCAATCATACTATCTATAAACTTCTGACCCTTCATTGTTTCAAAGGTTTTCTTATCCACATTTTTGGTTTTCAGTGTTACAGCATTCATAGCTTCTCTAGCATCAAACAAATCCTCCATTGAGATAGCTTCACCACTTTCAAGCTTCTTACTTAAGGTCTTCATGACTCTATTAGCAATAGGCTGTCTACTGAGTTCAGGTATGTCAGCTAAAGCTTCAACTATCTTAGTTACTTGATCAGGCTGAACAACTACAGAAGGTTTAGCTTTTGTTAGAAAGTTTTTAAACTCTGCATATGACTGACTAGCGAACTTCTTCTGCTCTAGTATAGGTTTGATTGCTTTAGCTACATTAGCCTTCTCACCTATTAACCTACCTTGCGCATTGACCTTAGACTTATGTAAAGCATCCATAGCTTTTTGAGCCTTGAAATCACTAGCTACTATCTCATGGAGAATTGCCGCACCTTTATCCTTTCCCTGTGATAGGAGTGCTACAGCTTTATCACCATCAGTCATGCTAGCTACGTCTTTACCTACTACCTTACCAAACCTAGTATAGATACCCGTTAAAGCTTTATCATCTACACCTAACTCATCTTTAACCATTTGAAGTGCTCTTGGCCCTTTCTGAGCAAAGTAATCAAACACATATTTACTACCCGCAGTTAAACCACCAGCAATAACCATGTTAGTTAGTGACTCTGATATAGGTGCTTCTGACCCTCTTGAATCAGCGTAAGCTATTGAACCCTCTACCACAAAGCCTGCAAGTTTAGAGGCATAAGCCACTGGTAACGTTGCAAGGGATGGAAGCATCTCACCTACATTACTAGGAGAGAACATGCTATCATCACCATAAGCTTTCATTTGAGTGTTAATCATTTCAAGTGTTTTAAGGTTTAGTTCACTCTCCTGGCTAACATCAATACCTACCATATCAGCTAGGTCTAAAGCTCCTTGATAGGCACCACCAAACGTAGAGGCTACACCTAGTTGAAGCTGTTCACCTAATTGACCTGCGTGACCTGAAGCCTCTAACTCCTTTGAGGACATTGTTGCCTGAGTGTCTTCAGGAATATCCATAGGAGTCTCAGAACTATCAGTAGCTGTAAGGGTAGGTTCAGGTTGTTCAAAGGCTATAACATTACCCGTGAACTCCTCAGCACCTTCAAAATCTAAATCTTCAACAAATGCCTCAGCACCTTCAAAATCTAACTCCTCCATTTAGGCTCCTTTCTTTGAAGCTACCCATTGACCATACTGCTCTTCTGTAGCTGCAGGGAACTTAGCCTTGAACTGCTCAAATGTAGGTATTGTTTTAGGTGACTTAAATGGTTTAGGCTTCTCAACCTTTGCCTCAGGTTCTTTACCTTGAGTAGCCTCTAATAATCTAAGAGATTGTAAAGGCACATCTATGAAATAATCCTTAGCACCTTCTTTGATAGTAGAACCTATACCACCTGTAAAAGCTCTAACAGCATCTTGAAAAGCCTGCTTATTAGCATATGCACCAGCACTAAAGATGTTTGATAGTCTTGCAGCTTCGGCATCTGCTACGGCTGTACCTGATATTGATCTCATGTAGTCTGATAGTATCATACCAGCTTCAGTGTTAACCATAATCTTCATAGTCTGTTCAACTTTCTCCTGATCTGAAAGACCTTCAAAAGCTCCTGATGGCATAGCTTTCTCAGCTGCTGTCTTAATTGTAGCTGTCCAACCAGCATTGAAGTTAGGGTCTTTAAGCTTCTTGGATAGCTCACCTGACTTCTTGAAAGCTGTCTTAAGTGCTTTAAGCTCACCTATCTCTTTCTTGTAAGCTTTACGTGACTTAGGACTTTCAAGAGCAGCCGCATCATCAAGCATCTCATCAGACACCTTAAAATCATCACTCCTATAATTGATAGACTTGCCAAAATCATAAATGCTTTGTGAAGACTCCTCTGCTTCACCTGACTCAGCTTTCTCACCCTTGAACTGTCTAAGTGCTTTCCTATATGCTTCACCTTTCATACCTTCTTGATAAAGGTCAGATTGCTCAAACTCTTCATTTAATGTAGGCTTTGTTCCTTTAGGTGCATGCTTCTGAGAGTAAAGCTTTAGAAGCTTTGATGCCTTAACATCCTCAGGTTCATCACTACCCATGATAGCTTTAACAGCTGCCTCTTCTACGTTATACTTGACAGTATTGACCACGTTAGCTTTAGTAAGCATACCCTTAGAAGCCTTAATAGCATAATCCATATCAGCCAGTGACTGCTTACTCATATCCTTGTAAGCACCTGTAATCTGAGTGACTGTAGGTAGAGGAACTACTCCTTGCTCAGTAATAAACAATCCTGAACTAGTGACTAGGTTCTCTAGTTGACCAGCATCCAAGCCTTTAACTGGCTGACCACTCTCAGCAAGCCAGTTTTTCACCCTATTCATATCTGCATCAGAACTGAAGTTAACAGTCCTAAAGTCACCAAACATTTGCTTAGTGGCTGGGTTACTATTTGACCACTCAACTAAGGCATTACCAGCTTGAGTGTAACTACGGTTAGCTGTAGCTTGATCACCTTGACTACCTTGGTAATCCATAGTCTCTATAAACTGTTGAAGTTTCCTAGGTGTGTCAGCCTGAGCTTTCTGAATATTGAGTTGGTTATCTATATAACCTTTCATTAGATCACTCTCTTGTTGAGCCGTTTGAAGAGCTAGTTCAGACTGTTTATTCTGTGTCTTAGCACCTTCAATTTGTTCAGCCACTAAACGTTGCTTCTGTCCTCTATCTTGCTCGGCTTGGAAGCCTTGTACACCTGCCAGTAAGGCTTGACCAGTAAACATTCCCATTATGCATTTCCTTCATTATATTTAGTAGGTATTTGTAACGTAGGTGACTTAGGTCCAGCGTTGTTAGCATTACCTATGTTACCTCCATTAGCTCCACCTAATACAGCTTGAGTGTCTCCACCAGTCTGAGCCAGTGTAGGGTCAATCTGACCACCACTAATCTTAGTTGCTAAGTCATCAAGTATCTTAGCTATCTTAATACTGTCTTTAGCTCCAAACTCTTTAATCTGTAAAGACGCAGCTTGCACATAACTAGCTGGATCAAGCTGACCTACGTACTGACCAACTGGACCTTGTAGGAATGTCTCAAACATTAGTTGGTTACGTTCTTCAGCGTTATTGTAAGGAACTGGCTCAACTTTAACATCCACTTTTGAATAACGGATATCAGTATCAGGGTTATTAAGTGGCGTAACTATAATGTTACCAAACTCATCTTCCATAGGCTCACCAGTTTCAGGGTCAAGCTCTTCATCATAGATAACAGTCATAGCCATCTGACCAGTCATAGGGTCCATCTGACCTGTAGGTACTTGCAGAGGTTTGTTAATCTCAATATACCTATCACCACTAACCATGTCACTAACTCTAAGGACTTGCTCAGCTGTATAGTACTGCTGTATAAGAGCTACTACGTCCCTACCAATATGCTTTAACATATGGTTAATGGAATTAACTATTACAGTCATTTGACTAGCACTTGATTGACGCTGTATCTGAACCTTTCTACCTGAGTCTGAAGCAGCTGCATTACCTAAGAAACTATCGTTAACACCTAAGACTGACTTTACACGTTCTAAAGCATTGTTGATAATTATGTATTGAGCCTGCACGTCTCTACTCATGTCCTCAATTTTAACACCTGCTAGAAATTCAACCTCTAGTACAGTGTTAACTCTGTTAAAAGCTTCTCTAAATTCGTCTATGTCTTCAACAGCACCTTTTTCTACAATAGCCTTAGAGGTGTTTACAAGCATTTGTATTTGAATCAAGGCTTGATTGATAGCTTTCTGACTCTCAATAACTTCTCTATGCATAGAGTAAAACTCAGCTCTATCACTCTTGAATAGCCTAGACACTCTATAAGGAAACTTAACATCTTTATAAGTAACCTCTTTCTTCTCAAGTATCCACTCATCAGACCAAATGACTGACCAGTATTTAACCTCTTTGCCCTTTACCTCTTTTACAATAGAGTGAACTATTAGGTAGTTGTGCCAGTAGTTATATTTACCTACAAACTTCTTTCCATACTCTCTAATGAATTCAGCTTGCTCATCATCATCAAGAAAGTTATATTCATCACTGCTTAACTTCTTAACCTTGTTAGGCCATCTAGCTTGAAGCTCCTCTTCAGCTATCCATTGGTACCTATGAATGTACCTAGCATCAGAATAATCAGCTAGCCTACTTAAAGGGTCAATATGCACTTGCCATGGTGGGATACGTGTAAGCTCTATCCTATAAAGCTTTCTACCATATTGGTCCATCTCACCAGTAGGTACCACGTTCTCGTAACAACAAGATAAACCAAATAGAAGCATATCTTGTTTAAGTTCAAGAGAAACTTCATCGAAGTCATTGGTTTCTAATACATGCTCCACAGTATCCCCAACCAGGTGAGCTGATAAGGCATCATTAAAGTGTCTAGGCTTAACCTGAACCTCATTAGATACTGTACTAAGATAACCTAGTGTAGCATGAGTAAGCATTTTAACAATGTTAAAAGTTTCAACTGGCTGACCTCTATCCTGAATTATTGAAATCTCTTCTTTTGTAAACTGACGATTGTGATAGAAGTCTAAGACCTCCATACCTTCATTACGGCTATCTCTAAACACGTCAGCACTAATTTTAAAACTGTCTTTTAAATGATCAATTGTAGGCTTCATTATTGCGTCCTATCACTAGGTTTGATATCTTTAGGAGGATTGAAGTAGTCATGCACCATGTCACCACCTTTATAAGCATCTATGCCTCTAGCTAGGAACGAACCTGCTGCAGCTGTGTAGCCTGCTTGAGACTTACCATACTGCTGAGCTAGAGCCATGTTCTGACCATAACTCTCACCATAAACATTAGCTACACCACTTACCGATTGTTGAGTACCTAACATAGCAGATTGGACGTTTTGTTCAAGCATAGCCCTTCGACCTGCCTGCTGGTGAGCAAAACCTGCTTGTTGACCAGCTACATATTCCTCAGCTCGTAAACGTGTAGATGCCTCTGCATCAGCCCTACCTACCTCAAGCTGGCTAAGACTTTCAGCCTCTATACCTGAACCTTGAAGACCTCTAGACGCTAGGTTTGCATCTAGACGTTCCTTGGCCGCATTGTAAGCTGTGCCTATGTCAGTATTCATTTGAGCTTCAAACTTAGCAGGGTCAAGTGACCCATAATAATCAGCTACGTTCTTTTCAATAGCTCCATATGTACTGTTCCAAAGCTGTTGCTGATACATATTGTAATCCAGCTGTTCCTGACTCATTTCAAGTCTCTGCTTTTCAAGCTTAAGCCTATCCTGTCTATCACGTTCAGCTGCTGCCTGGGCTGCGTCAGCATCCTTACCAGCTTCATAACTTCCATAGATTGATACAGCTGTACCCACTACTGTGGCTGCTACTCCCATTTACTTTCCTTTGTTTACGATGTATAGTTTAGCTATGCAGGTATGGCGTTTATCCATTACCTTTATATGCTCACTATTAATATCTGTAAGACCTAGTATGTCCCCTTCATAGTTATTGAAGAGGTAAGTATACATAGTCTTAAGGACTCTTGTCTTTCTATACTGAGGTTTGATATAAACTATCTCACCATTCCACTGTTCAAGATTAGGTGTTAAAGGATTGTTAACATGTTTAACCATGAACATACCTCTAAACTCACTATCTAGTAACACGTCATAATCCTTCAAGTAACGTAAAGCTTCACTATCATAATCTGACTTGTTCTTAGAACATTTATCAGGTTGTAGTTCGTTATACATTGCATAAAGCATTTGACTAACTATCTCCATATGACTCACATTAGCTAATATAATCATACTCTATTATATCCAAATAATCTTAATCAGACCTTAAGACCCTTCAAATAATCAATTATTTGTTGTGCTGTAAGTCCATCAGGTATCTCAGTTATCTGAGTCACCAACTTATTATACTTGTCCGCCACCTGCTGATTGAATAGATGCTGTTGGTCATCCTTCACTGGTGGAGGAAGTAGACTCCCTTTAGCTGCCACTGCTTCTCCCTTTCACTGTATAGTTGATTGCATCTAGGCTAAAGGTTCCACGTAAACCAAATTGAATACTGTAACCTTTATTTTTACCATTAGGTAGCGTTATTCTAGTTGAACCACTCAGAGCTATATATTTGCTGTAAACCGTACCACCTATGGATACCGTCACAGTAGCAGTACCTGAACCTGAGAGCCTAATCTTCTCATACTCCTTTTGATTTGTGAGTTCACCATCTATGTACTTTGGTGATGTATAAGCCATTGTTTCTTTAGTGACCTCCCTATTCTCATAGTAAAGATTTTCACCATCACTGAAGTACATAGCACCTAGGAAGTTGCCTAGCCCTTTCATCCTAGATGTATGCTTATAGATAGCTCCACCTAGTTTGAAGTCCATTATCCACATATTACCTGACCAATCAAGGAGATAGTATTTTGAGTCATGTAAAGCACTATCAGAAATGTGACTAGGTAAGTTCACTTTGTGCTCTGACAGCACCTTAACACTGCTACCATTACACAGCAGTATCTTACCTTCTGTCACATAGATTAAGTTCCCCTCTCTATAATTAATGCTATAAGGCTGAGTACAACCATGCTCACTACTTACTAATCTTAGAGCAAAGTTACTAGGGTCATTACCAAGTAAAACCCATGTCTCAGTAAAAGTGAATATTATAAGCCCACCAGCTGTACCGCCTATGCCATGAATGGCTGCTGGCAACTGAATAAAGTCGGTGGCTCCCCATACCTGAGGGTCACCTAGCTGGCTAAAGTATAGCTTTGTGTAACCATCGGCCTCACTAGCCGCACCCCACAGTCTACCTAAATGCTCCGTAAGGAATTTTATTGATTGTGGTGCGGCTCCTTCACCTATGGTACCTATGACTCCATTAGCTGAGATAGCCACATCAGACTGATAATCAATATATGATGTATCCGTTGAAGGTATCTCAGCCACTAAGGTATACTTACTTAAATCACCTCCAATCCTATAAATTCTAAATCTTGCCTTTAAGTCAGGATTAGCTATTGCGTCAAGGTTGTTAAACTCTATATTAGACCTACTAACTGTGATAGCATCTGAAGCATTACTTGGCCCTGACTCGTTAGCACCACCTATGTCTGAGTAGGTGAATAAATAGGTGTACGTACCAGTGATACCTACATTAGGTAAAGGTGAACCAACTCTATCAACTAGTTCAGGTTGAGTGTATGTCCATATCTTACCATAGTGAGGCTGAGTAGCTGTATCTAAACTACTTAAAACATACTCATCATTTACATTGGTTATAAGATGGATACTTGTACCATCAGTAATTAGCCCAGTCACTGACTCCTCATGGTCTGTAACAAGTGTTGTAACTGTTACAGCTTTAGTAGCCGTATCAAGTTCAAAAAGCTTGTGCTGCTGGTTCCACTCAGGCTGTATAGATATCCACCTAATTAAGCCGTTAGTTCTATCATCAGCCTGCGCAAACTCAAGACCTCCTTGAGGTGCTACAGTTACATCAGGGTTAGAGGTTAAATCAAGGAATAAACTTTTACCACTTGAACCAGGCGTAAAAGAGTATATCTTGTAAGAGTAAGCTGTAAACTCTGTAGCAGGTGTAAGCTCAAAAATTAACCACTGAGTTCCATCAAACTTAACAGCTGTACTAGATAGGGGATTATCCATTACGGGGCATGCTCCACCAGCAGCCGTACCATCTGAGGCAAAGCTTTGAAACCTTCCACCTACTAGGTCAAAGAAGTACACTAAGTTAAAAGCAACAGCTGTTACAAGCATTGCGTCATTCACAGGTAATCCGTCCTCTACTCTACGTGCCCTACCTAAAGCAGGCAAGTTATAATTCACTGGTGTCCATACATTACTAACAAGCTTATAAAGTATACCATCTTTACCAGCTAGGTGTGTTCTAAATATATTAGTAACATAATCACTATATAAATCTGTCACATACATATGCAGTACACCACCCAGGTTCAAATACTGGGAATGCAGACCAGTAGGTGAGTAGATAGTCCCTACTGGACCATAGGTATTAGGCAGTGGTGAGGGGTCACCAACCGTGTAACCACTTACCTGGCCAGGCACATTGTTATCCGCAATAAACTTGTTCTGAGTAGCATCATATATCTTAGTGCCAGTGATACCACTAGGTACTTTGTACCTTGGTGTTTTTTGTTGAGTACCGTATATAAGCCCATTTAACTTAGTTATTCCACTGAACTCACCTTCAACAGAGTGAGTAATCTTTACACTTTCAGTAACTGTAATAGAGGGAGCAACTACAGCACTTCCATCTGTAATAGACCCTGGACCAGTGACAGGGTCGTCAACTGTAATGTACTCTGTCTCATTTGACCACTTACCATATACTCTGTACTCTACAGCTGATGTAAAGCTGAAGGTTACTTTACTTCCTACAACTGTAATATCTTTGGATACCGTATAAACGTCAGTACCTGATACAATCTTATAGTTCCTAGTACCTATCCCTAAAGTACCACCTGAAGCTACAGTAGCTGTGAAAGCACTAGCTCGCTCATTAGGAACCAGGATATCAGTAGGTGTGTTAGTTCCTAAGTCACTAAAAGTAATGCCATCAGAAGTCCACTTAGCTTGTCTGCCATTAGAATAATATAGACGTCTGTTATACTCTACATAGTTACGTGACTCTCTACCTGATATCCATATACCATTAAAGTAGTAGAAATTCTCAGCCACTTTACTACTTACAACAACGGCACCATTCACTACAACCTGCCCAGTCCAAATAGCTTTGCTTTTAGCTGGTCTAATGGCTCCACTATTAACATCTATGTTTGATAGTTCACGTGATTCATTAGAAGCAATCAGGTGAGGAGCTACGATGTAGTTCAGCCCTCCTGAAAAGTCAAGTATTTCCATTATGCCCTTCTTTCAAACATTATGTCCATTGCTGCAATGTTTAGAACATCAGCCGCATTCTCTTTACGTGCCTGGATGATAATAACCCTAGCACCTGCCGTATGAGATACAGTGAAGGGATAAGCCTCAGGCACTAGGTCAGTGTTATCCTTAGGCTCTTTCCTCACCTCTGTCCACGTAGTGCCTCCATCAATACTGAACCTAAAGAAGGCTGAAGTAGTTGTAGAGTTTAGACTGTAAATCATTGAGAGCTCAGCCTTATACACACCCGTAGGTCTTGAGACTGTTGTAAGCCTTAACACCTCTTCATATACATCGTTAGTCACAGTATGGTTAGCCACTTGAGCGTAGTCATACGTCATAGCTGAAGGCACTAAAGCAAGTCCTGCATCAAGCTCACCTTTCTCAACAACTGCATCACCAGCTGTAACACCACCAATATTCATACCTGTGATATCCCCACCACTTAAAATTGCCTGTAAATCTGCCATATTATCTCCTATCCAAAAGTAACGGTAATGTTATTATGTGTCACTACCTGATCATTAAAAGTAACAACATTAGCTGCTAAATTTGTAACCCAGCCTAATTGGGCATCTAAGGCATAAACTACGGGTGTTCCACCTACCACCTCACCATGAGCAGGCGTCATTCCTAAACGATTTTCCTGCCCACCATTCCACTCCTCGGATAGCTCCCAAGTAGCTGGATATGTTGTAAGTACACTAGTTCTATAATAGTGAAATATCTTAGCTAGGTTATTATCAGCACTGTCTAATCGCCAATCAATGAAAGTATCATGGTCATTAGGTCTATCAGTAAAAGTATTAACTAGTGTAGGAGTCCATCCAGTACCTACATCAAAGGTGTACTCATATCCAGTAGTGTGAATGGACACTACCCCATTATTGAGTTTTTCAACACTTGATACCTCTGTAAGGTCAAATGACTCTAGACCAGTTATGGGGTTTGTTAAGTCCCATCTACCTTCAGGAACGGTGTTATCTATATGTGCTACATATGTTATGCTTTTCTGAGTAGCTACACCGTTATCATCAACCCAAAATAAGTTACCGTGGTTTGTAGGTCTAGCAATCGCAGCATGCGGAGTCACTATATCCACTACCCAGTTAGGCTCTACCCACTTGTAAGTAGTTGTTGAGCTATCTATATTGGTGCCATTTAGAACATACTGAACCTTACCATGTGTTTCAGGTCTTACTATTGTGTCCACGATTGACCACTTCTCTACGTAGGTAGCTGTGGTACCATCCCAACGCCATCTAACTGTTTGGTGCTGATAGGCGTTAGCTGATACCGCTACATACCTCTCAGAAGGTACAGGTAGTGCGGGTGTGTCAGGTATTCTATCAGTCATAAATGAACCCGGTGTATGTACTGAGTCAAGGTACATTTTAGGCACTTCCCAATCAGTACCATTCCATACAAGAATTCCTACTTGTTCTAATGCCATTGTGTCTCCTATGCTCTAAATTGTAAGAGTTTTTCACGCTCTCTTGTATCTATATGTAGCCACGATACGTCTAGCTCTATACCCTTAATGAAAGGGAACTCCTCAGGGTTATCTATAATGTACTGTCTAACCTCTTCTGTTTCATAATGACTAAATACGGCATCAATGGCTCTAAACACTCTATCTTCGAAATCCAAAGTATGCTGTGAAGTCTTAGAGTAGTAAGGACTGTCAGGAGTACGTAAACCGCTCCATTGCCTGTTGCCTCCCCATACCCAATTATTAATTGTCATAGTACCTTCAGGAAAAGCAAGCTTGATAGCCATAATACTTAGCTTAAGTTCTTTAGCTACCAGTTCCCAAGCCTCTTCGCCTAGGTCTTCATACACCTGCTTAGGTACTAACTCCTCTATTCTAAAGGCCATTACTGACCTCCATGAAGCATGTTATATAGGTCGTAAATTACTTTAATGCCTGAACCCATAGCACCCATGACAGCTACAGTGGCTACTGATAAAGCTGTCATCTTTACTTTGTTCCACATCTCTGCTCTAGGCTTATTGATAGCATCTAACTCTTGTGCTACACGTCTGTCCATTTCTCTATTAAACTCAGCCGACTGTATATGGTTTGTATTATGCGCTGTCTGCTCTAGAACTTGATTTAATGTCTCTTGCAACTTCTTTATAGTACCCATTTCATCCTCTGTATGACCCATTAAAGCTTTACTTAGTGAGTCTAATTTTTCACTCATATTGGTATTATACTTCTTACGTTCTACAGCCTGCTCTGTTAAAACAAGGTTAAACTTAGTCTGACCCTCTTTTAACTCTCTAATATCTGCATGTACACTCTCTTTACATTTAGCTACGTCACGTTTGAGTTGTTCAAACTCTTCTTCACTAATCATCTAATCCCCTCTGTAATCGTTAAAGCTCTCTAGCTTTACTATGTTTTTTCTCGTACGTTCTTAATGTAGCCATACCTAGCATAGCTAGTACCAACTCAAGAAGTCTATCTGACTCTATAATAGGCAATCTAATGCCTTCCGACCAAACTACCTTATCCGCTACTACAGTGTAATGAGATACCTCGAACCCTGCCAGTACAACTACCCATTCAATGATAGGCTGGAGTACAAAAGCATAAGCTACAGCTACACCACATACCCACCCTATAAAAGGTCTCCATCCTGCTACAAATAGAGACTTATGTGCTGCCTCTACCTTGTTGATAGAGATTTGACCTTGGTTAGCCATACTCTCTAACTGCTGTAACTGTAACCGTATCTCAGCCATCTTAGCAGGGTCTTTAATCTTCTCACCGGTAATAGCCTCTCTAATACTAGTAAAGACACCTCCTATATCACCTAAAGTAAAATCTACTAACGCCATTATGCCATCCTTTCAGGTTTTCTCTTGAACCCAAATACTAAACAATAGTTATTGTCAGGAGTACCTTCTATGTTCCACACCTTCTTATAACCGAACTGAAAATACTTATAGTCAAAGTAGAATGGTTGATAGTTCTTTTCAAACTGACAATAGCTAAAATTATATCCCGTGTTTCTCCAGTTCCACATAAACGTAGCTAATGAAAAAACTTCACTAGGGAACTCTGCACGTCTATCACCTAAATCAAAAGAGTTCCCATAAAGCAGACTTTCATCAACTGTCTTTTGTAGTCTCTTTAGTACCCATTTAGGCAACTTGTTCTCTTTAATAAGTCTCTGTAAATGCCCTCTATCATATGTGTCATGGTTAGCATCATCATCTAACCAACCATATACTAACCAATAGTTGAGCTGAAACATCAACCAGTTGACTGGCTCATAGCGAATATAGCCACCCACCTCAGTACCATGGAAAGGCTCGATCTGCCACCCATAAGGTCTAGCCTTGATGGGCCGTACAGTAAGCCTAGGCAACTTAGCTTTTGTAGGGTTTTGTAAAACATAATTGTAGTGAATACTCCGTGAGTCCTCTCTAAACCGCACCACTACATAAAACCATACTAAACCCCACACCTTACGTACAGGTGTGAAAGCTAAATAACCTAGTGCCTTTACTATCTCAATCCACATCTTTAAAGTCCTCTGTTTTAATTCCAAATAGTCTCTTGACCATTCGTTTAGGGTATTTAGCCCAGCACCCAATGGATGCTATAGTGCCTAAAATAAACCCACCTACAATCCTATACTCAAACATGCGTCTGTATATACCAGTTGAGCTGCAACGCTTATCATGTGGTTTACAGATAAGCCTACCAATAGGTACTAACCGCCATGTAAAGTAACTAGTCCATTGAGGCCAACGCTCAAAGAACCCTGTGCACCAATCTTTCTTCATTACTGCATCACATACACTGTAAATCTAGTAGACAAGTCCCCGTTTATCTTAAGGTCAGTCTTCAAGTCATTAATATCTATATAATAGATACCTGACTTATTAAATGTAGGTGAGAACGTCCCATCACCTAATGCACTAACTGTCACAGCGAATAGCTCTAATTCATCCGTACCCACATGGCGTACTGGCATAGGGTGGACACCCGCAGGTAGATTAGTAGTGAATGGGAAGTTACGAACCGTATTTATCATTAAGGGTTCTGTTGTAGTCACTGTAATATCTGTCATAGGACGTGCAGGTGGAGCTATGTTTAAAACTAATAGCTGTGCCTCTGCCTTAGCTACCGTTCCACACTCTATAACTGAACCTTGTTCATTTACGCATGCTGTACCTACTATTTTATAAGCCATTTTAGACCTCCTTTGTTAGATTATAAAAATGTGGTAAAGATAAGTCTATACTTAAAACTCTGTCACTATATACATTCCTAGTTAAATCATGAGCATAGTTATAAGGCATAAAGCTGTATAGTTTTCCTTGATGTTCAAAAGTGCTTTGTGATGTACAATACGAATTAAGAAAAGGGTATGTACCTCTATACATAAACTGAGTAATGCCAGTTGCAGTGTTAATAACTGTAGCGATTGTAACGTAGTCACTACCAGCATATATTAAACCACCTGCTTTAAATAAAAACCCTCTATATACTTGGTGTGTTGAATACAGTCTTTTAACCAACTCACTTACACCATCAACTAATTTATACCTATATAAAGAATTATCATTATAAGCTATATAATATAAATAACCATTGTCATATACTATGTTCTCTAAGGCACTAGATAAGTGAGGAGGTGTCATAACTGTATAAGTGTTTGTAGCTATGTTGTAAGACCACAACCTATCAGTAGCGGCAACATTAGCATCTAACATCACATATATTATGTTTGCATCTGTTTCATCTGCAACTGACGAATAGATATAAACTGTAGCAGGAGATCCAGTAGGTGCTGTTAAAGTAGACCATGTGCCACCAGTTATATCATAAACTAAAGGAGCGTTCATTACATGAGCAGTACCATTGTAATAAGTCATTATGTATATCTTACCACCCTGCACTACTGGTGTAGAATATTGTGCTTGACTTGGTGCTGTTGCTAAAACTGTCCATACATTTGTATCAATATTGTAAGAATAGAAAGCACCAGTTAAGCCATTAAGTATGTATACTAAATTCCCTACTTGAACAAAACCGTTATATAGGGTATTTATACCTAATGGAGAGGTAGTACCAACTTCTGATGTACTGCCTAAAATTTCTACCGTTGGGGGGGTTTCTAGATAGTAACCACTACCCGTAGCACCACCCGTTAATATATAAGGAAAGGTCGTAATTCCATCTGCCATGTCTTTACTAAAAGCTACTCTTGTCTGTGAGGCTCTTTGTGCATTTATTATCTGTTGTGTTCTTGCTTCATCTGCCATCTTCTAACTCCAAACCCCATAAGGTATATTATTTAAGTATGTATAAGTCTTAGTAGCTAAGACCGTTGCTGTGTTGTCTTTATATACTACTGTTTCTACGTTATTACTAGCATCATAAGTATGTGTTTTCGTGTATCCATTTGTATAAGTAATAACAAGAGGGTCGCCTAGTGCATTTACTGTGATAGGTGTAGATATATCTTCATTTAAACTTGCGAACTCAACTTCAATGAATTGAGCTTGAGTAACCACTACCCAGCCCGCATCCTTACGTGCGTAAGACTGGCCATCAATGGGAGCCTCAGTGAAGCCTACAATAGCCTCTGCCTGAGCTGCGGCATCTTCAGCTCTCACCGCCTGGTTGGTGGCTAGGGTTACCTGGTCGGTGGCCAGTGTTACTTGAGCCTTAGCTCTCTCAGCCTCCTGAAAAGCTGAAAGCCCTGCAGGATTGACCCCATCATTCACGTTACCCGTAGGTTTGCGTGCCCACTCATAAGCGAAGTCTCTAGCAGCCTCAACATCTACAAATGTAAGTGTTGACCATGCTGCGGTTGTTCCATCGGTTGTGAGGAACTTATTAGCTTGACCAGTCTGAACTGGCAGCACATACTTAACCATCTCTTGAGCACCAGCAGCCCCATAAACATAAGCTACGTCACCAGGTGTAGGGTTTACAGGTAGACTAGCCACTGAATCAGTAATTGTGATACGTGGATACTCACCAAGTCTTACAGCCGTAAATGACATATAAGATATAACCACTGGAGCACTAACTATACCAGCCGTAAACGTAATTGTTCCAGCGGAAGCATCTGCAGTGTAATCAACGCCCTGAGTCTGAAACTGTCTATCAAGGTACACTGTCAACGTAGAGGCTACAAACCCACCAGGTATGGTGTAAGTAGCTACACCAGTAGCTGCTATATCCCCAGTACTAACGTTTGTGTCCATAGTGATAGGTATATTTTTCCATGATAAACTATCGTTGTTCCATACATATAAAAGCTGTAAAGCTAAATCGTAGTACGTCTCACCACCTAATAGAGTGAGGTTATTGTCTAAAACATACTGAGTAGCAGTGGCTCGATTGGCTAAAGGCCCAAACCACACACCTTTAAGTTCACTAATTGAAGCATCTATGTTATCAGTCTTAGCAGCAATCGCTGCATCAGCTTCAACTTTAGTGTATGAGGCATCTAGCCTAGCCTTAACTGTCTCAGTAGGCGTCAGCGGTAGTACACCTGCGTTAAGAGGTGTACCCGTGAAAGGTTGACCACTACGTGTCTGAGCTACTGAAGGCTCAGTGCTTAGCACCATATCCTCAGCTACTATAAGTTCCTTTTTAAGAACTATCTCAGCCATTATACAGCCTTGTTATAAATCAAGTAGTCTAATGCGTCAGCAATAGTCTTGATTTTTGTAGGGTCAGTAATCTGAGAGCCATTTGCATCACTGTACTGATAATCAAATACTGAAGCATTAATTTTAGTTATCTCAATGTTACGGCCATTTCTAACCTGAACCTCTTTACCATACCCATGAAGTAAATCTTCCTTACCTGCTAACTGTTTTACCAGTAAAATATCACTATTTGCCATTACGTAAACTCCTATATGTAGTTGCATTCTTAGACTGCACTCTGTTAAATGAACCAGCTGAAAGCTTCTTAGCCAACTTAAGTTCACGCTCATAGTAGCTAGCAAAAAGCTGACTACGTTGTAAATTAGCTCCATCATTATCATCAGATAAAGCAACGGCTACTGAATACTTAACAAGCGCATCAAACCATATATCAGGCAGTTTGATTGCTTCCACTACGTTAACAAGTCTATCAGGTGCATAAGTGTAATAAACCCTTAAAGCACTTTCAAGTGGTGTAGCTGAGGTAACTACTCCATATAGCCCACTTGTCTCATAAAGATTGGCACTCGTTACAAAACCATAGATACCTTCTAAGTTGCCTGATTCAACTGAGTTAGTACCTACTACCACACCAAAATCAGTGTCTGCACCTATCGTCGATAAAGGACTATACACGTTAAGGGTACCATAAACCGCTGGTAGCGTTAAGTTAGGTGCACCCTCTAAACCACCTGATAATGTACCCTCTACTGAATCAAGTAAATAAGCAGAACTGAACTGAGAACTAACTCCAAACACTGTATCTAGTGTTACTGATGCTAAAGTGGCCAGGTCTGTGGTATCTACTATAAATGTATCAGCTAGGTCATTAGGTATGGGTCTTAACTCTAGTTCACCCATAGGTAGCTTATCTTTGATTGTTACGAATTGACCTTCTTCATATATGCCTTCATCTAGCTGACTCCTAGAAGCCATAATGACTTTATTACCACCATTCTCAATTCTTGATACTTCTATACAGTGCTTAGGTAGCTCGTATATCTTCTGTCCATTAAGCAGAGGCATGACTATTTCAGTTTTCAGTACCTTTGCTTGCTTGCATATATCACGCTGACCTGATGAGATAATAGATAATAACCTACGTTCACTCCAACCAGTGCCTTCTTCGTCACCTAAAGCATCACGTACGTCATCAATTACTTCTTGTATGTTCATTTAATGCTCCATATAAAGTGTAAGCTCCTAAGAGCTCACTATTATTTGTCTTTGTTAGACGACGCTTTTGTTTTCTTGGCAGACCCTGCTTTAGGGTCTTTTTCAGTGCCTACGTAAACAGCCATTATGCTAAGTATGACCCAGTATCACGATTAAAGTCGTTGTACTCGATTAGAACCTTAACAATACCTAGCTCATCATTAGTAGCAGCTCCTACGAATGTAGGTGTAATGGTTACATCAGTATTAGCTGTAACATACGTAGGTGCTACAACTGCAGAAGCCGTAGCTCCTACAACTTTAAGGTTCAGTGCCGCATCTAAAACAGTAGCTCCAAGCTTGATTGAAGCCGTAGCAGTTGTTGCAGGTGTGAAAGCTTCTGTAACAATATACGAGATCTTCGTAATCAGTACATTAGCTGGAATTGTTGTTACAGTGTACTCAGTAGCTGTTAGAACAACTTCTTTAGGTGTACTTCTGTAAGCCTCTGTAAGCATAGCTGGTAATGAGGCCGTAACCCCATTTGTTTCTCTACGCTCAGTGTTGCCGTATCTTGATTTTAAGTTCATTGATTAGCTCCTTATGCTATTGTTGAGTTATAAGTTTCAATTGTAACAATACCGAAGTCCATGTTAGCAACTTTAGCTTCTTTATAATCGCCGATTTCTGCTTTAAGGTTACATTTCTGTACCTGTCCCCAAAACTCTAGTGCAGACTCAGACGTTTTACCAAAGTCATCAGACGATTGGAATGCATAATCAGGGTCCATACCGATACCTTCTTGGATAGCACCTTGACCAAGTAAGAATGAACGTGAAGCAACTTTACCTGCACCACCATAACCTTCTTCACCTGAGAACTTACCTGATTGATCAACTGTACGCATACCTGCTAATTCAACCGCATCGTCACCAAGCTCAAAAGAACCAGTATCACCAAAATAAGTAGGTGCTGTAACGACAAGAAGTGAACCAACTTGACCAATGATACCACTTAGTAGCATGTTGTCACGACCACGAACGTCCGCATTCATTACAATTGTTTGGAATTCAGTATCTAGTAATAGCTGGTTTTTAGCTGTTACATCAAGACAAAGTACCCATACTTCTTTACCATCTTGAAACTTAACTGGTTTCAATGGACGACGTTTACCACCTGTAGTGTAACCATTACCCGTACGTACTGCTTCTTCAATCTCAAGCAAGAAAGCGTAAGACATTGTATCCGCAGTTGTAAGAGCTGCAATATTGGCTCGACCATTTGGACGGATAATATGCGTAGGTGCTTCACCATGTAAACGTGATTGAGCTGCATCAAAGAACATTTGATCTTCTGAACGTACCCACATATCTGAAAGTAATGTTCTAGAGTTTGAATGCTCAGTAATACTTAAATCACCAATGTTCTTACCTTTAAACTTGTTACCATTTGAGATAGGGTAGCGAATTTCTTCACAAGTAAGCTTGTCACTAAACTTTTGCTTAGAACCACCTTTACCATAAGCCTTCTCATCACCACGAATACCTTTACCTGCATAGTTACCATCAAAGTCAAAAATAATTGTGTGACCTTCAGCCGCATTCTTTTGTTGTTTTTGATAGATTACAGACGATGCTGAGTTACCTTTGTAAGGTGCCCAAAAAGATGTAGATGATGCTTGAATCATCCCTTCCTTCATCCATCCATTACGTACTAGTTGACTTGATGCATCTAATGACGCTGTGTCAGTCTTTTGTTGTACTGCCATTTGTTACTCTCCTATAAAATAGTGTCAGCCTGAGCCAGGTCCACATACTTACCTGTCTCAGTGACGGGTCCATCTTTAGATGGTTTATCACCACCCGCAATATCCCCTATGTTTGTCTGCTCCATGGCTGCAGGATTGGCTACGGCTTTTCCTTTAGCTAGATAGGCAGACGCCTCATCCAAAAACTCCTCAAACGTAACTGTTCCATTATCCAGCTTGTTACTAATGCGTGGAGGGATATCATTCTGTACCACTTCTTCAGTGATAGGAACTTCCCGACCTTCATTAAACGTTGCTAGAACTTCAACTCTACGTTCTAATTCAAAATTGCTAGCAGCTTTAGCACGTGCTTCCGCTCCCACATCAGGCATGTTAGCCTTTTGTAACAGAAGCTCGTTATGCCAAGCTAAAGGATCAGTGTATTTCAACTCATCTAGCCTGTCCTGCTCTTCCTTAGAAACCTGAGGCTTAACGTGTCCGCGCAAAACCTCATTCTCTGCCTCAAGCTCTTTAGAACGCTGCCGCTCTCTTGTGTAGCTTGACTGCGTGGAGCGGAACTTATGCTCTGCTCTAACCAAGTCAGCTACATGGTCTGACGTGCCTTCAGGAATAACAAGCTTTGCAAGCCCATCATCACCTTTCTCTAATCCCTTAAGAATTGTATTGACCTCATCAGTAATAGTTGAGGTATTCTCTGCCTTTTCAGCCATAGTTAGTACCTTTAATAAAATTTCATACCTATTATACTCATTAATGGCTTAATAAAGTCTTAAGCCAGTTTAAGTTAAAATATATCTTAAATATATAAAAAGGATATTAAATGGCAGTGGATGCAGGTATAAAAGCTAAGGTTCTAGGTGAGTTAGCACTAGGTGCTGAACCTAAAGAGTTGTCTGAAAAGTATGACCTACCATACGTAACTATAAATTCATGGAAAAAGAAACAGCAAGCGGAGCTGGGTGAAAGTGCAAACGTACAGAAACTTGTAAAAGTTGATAAAGATGTACTTCAAGGTGTTGTGAACAACATTGACCATGGGGTAGTACAGAAGAAAGCACAAAAGCTTGTGGATGGTGTTGTAGGACTTCAGCAATTAGAACCCAAATTTCTCACTGTCGTTCAAAACCTACTCGAAGCAGCTGAAGAATTGAGCATGGGTGACCTAACCGTTAAAGATTGGGCCACTCTCAGCAATGGTATAGGCTCCCTATATAGCAACATATTCAACAAAGCAGGTGTAAACGTAAATGTAATGAACCAAACTACAGTCAATAGTGAGAAAGTATCACTATTCAAATCACAGCTAAGGGATTAAGATGCAGTGGTACCTATCTATAACTGAAGAGCAGTTCAAGGCATACTACCCAAATGCAGACATAGAGATATTCAAACGTAACCCAAGAAGCGATGAGGACTTGGTTGCCAACTTCCTAACTAGTAAGCTGTGGAGAATGAACAACCTATACAAAATCGTTGATAAAGATGGACACAAGATACCATTCCTAATGAATGAAGGTCAGCATGATGTTAAGTCTGCGCAGCTCCGTCACTCCCGTATCATAGTTCTAAAGTCTAGACAGCGTGGTATATCTACATACTGGCTACTTGACTTCTTCGATGATGCAATCTTCATTGACGACCTAAATATAGGTATGCTTGCTCAGGGTCTTGAAGAAGCTTCAAACCTGCTTGAAAAGGTAAAACTGGCATGGGAAGAATTCCCTCCAAACATAAAAGACTTCTTGGGCATCAGACTCCTAAAAGACAACTCAAAAGAGTTCTCATTCAACAACGGTTCAAAGATATTCATTAGGACTTCATTCAGGTCAGCTACACTCCAGCGACTGCATGTATCAGAGCTAGGTAAAATATCTGCTAAAGACCCACTAAAGGCAAAAGAGCTGATGTCAGGTACCATGCAAGCTGTCAAAGCAGGTAATCCAGTTGTGCTGGAGAGTACGGCCGAGGGACGCAAAAACCTATTCTACAATATGTGGTACACAGCAGTTGATTTCGTCGGTGAGAGAGGCCCAAAAGCATTCAAGCCAGTATTCCTCTCATGGGTTCAGGATATGGACAGTCATATAAACGTACCACAACGTATAAACGCTGAAGACCAGGCATACCTAGACAAAGTAGAGCACGACCTAGACATTGAACTCACGGACACTCAAAAGTGGTGGGCTGTTTCACAGAGGGATGAGTTACGTGAAGATTTCGATCAGGAATACCCTTATTCACCTGAGGCAGCATTCGCAGCTGTACGTGATGGGGCATACTACTCAAAACTGTGGAGAAAGCACAAACGTATTGTTTCAGGTCTCTATGATGAAGCACTCGATGTATTCGTAGCAATGGATCTCGGTATGTCCGATACAATGGTAGTTGTTTACTGGCAAGAGTACAAAAACTCTGATGGAGTATTAGAGGTTCGTATAATCCAGGCATACGCCAACTCAGGAGAGGGACTATCTCACTATGCAAACCATATAAAAGACACTCTCTATAACATAGAAATGGTATATGTCCCTCACGATGCGATGGTACGTGAACTAAACAATAGACAGACGCGTGTAGGTAGGTTGCGTGAGTTAGGTATCAACAAGATTAAAGTCCTACCTAGATTGGCTGTTCAGGTTGGTATAGAGGCCGTTCGTCGTATCCTACCACACGTAATACTTGATGAGTCGTGCGACTATATAGATGATACATTCCATAACTATTCCAAAGAGTGGGATGAAAAGCTTGGTGTTTGGAAAGAGCGGCCACTTCATGATGAATGGTCTCACCCTGCAGACGCTATTCGTTACCTTGCAGTGTCTCGATACATTAATCTAGGTAAGAGGGCTAAACCAACGCGAAAGAAGAAAAGGCTTGGAGGTGGGAAGAAGTCCATGGCCGTTTGATACGGCTTGGAATATCTTGTAGGCTTGGTAGGCTGTCAATATAATTATATTTGATAGGTTGTCAAAATTTGGGTGGAAAAAATTTTTGCAGGTAAAGCCATACATCATGTGCCGCATAGACCCCCACCCCCTTAGACGAAACTGACAGATCACAACTAGTATGATAGTTTAAGACTCGTCACAGCTAGCTTAAATTAATATAACACAGCCATACTAGTATAATAGTCTCAGGTTATTCACAGTCTATTTGGCTAGTCGTACTATTAATTTAAACTGAGGTCACTATACTAGTATGAAAGGTTAATGACTTTCTCAGTCTATTTGGCTAGGCTAGACTATTAATCTATTCTTAATTTAGTATACTAATTATAAATAGTGTTGACTTTTAAGAAAGGTTTGACTATTTATACTATTCTTTATTTATTCTTAATCTATTATACTAATTATAAATAGTGTTGACTTTTAAGAAAGGATTGACTATTTATTTTACATTATATAAGGGATAGAATATAAGCCTATTTATATTTAGGGAATAGTAAGGCTAGGGTAAACGATTAAAACCCTTTTAAAGGCCGTTTCCGTTCTTTATATAAGGTACCTATAAATTTCTAAATTCTTTTGAAAATACCTTGACTATATAATAGAATTATATTATAATGAGGTCAGTTAAAGAGATAAAGGATTAAAGATGAAGGTAACTATTAAACAGCTTAAAGGTATTAGAGGTGTGACTTCTGTTTCTGATGGTAGAATTATAGATGGTTATAAAGGTAAAGAACAGCTTATCTATGGCTTAATAATGATAATTGAAGAGGCTATAAACCATCCAGTAACTATTAATGGAGAATTCCATTTTTCTGTGGATAGTTATGATTGTAATGGAGGTTATATGGATACTTTCAATTATACTATGGAGGACTTTAAGGACTCTTTAAGAGACATTAAGCTTCTAGGTGAAGATGAAGAGCTTAATAAGCTATATGAGAGATTAACATTCCTTTAAGGAGTGTTTGCCTATAATATATTATGAGTTTGATTGGAGGGTATCTAATAGATACCTTCTTATCAGTCCCAAAACTGAAAAATACAAAAGTCCTACTAGGCACAAAGGAGACATTATGTCTGATACTAAAAAAACATGGTTTACAAAAACAGTTGCTCGTGAAGCACTAACAGCTAAAACAGCAGAGTTATTTGAAGCGGGTGAAATCACTCAAGAAGTTAAGACTACATTAGATGGTTTGTTTGCTGGTAAAGTTGTTGCTACTAACACTATTGTTCGTGATGATGAGGGTGTTGCTGTTCTTAAGCGTTGTTCATACTTTGGTATATATTTACCAGTATCTGAGTTTGGTACAGTTGGTAAAGATGAACAAGGTAACTCAAAGTTAGCTTATCAATCTAAACTAGGTGCGGCAGCAGCACGTCATTCTAAGACTGAGCTTGAAAATGCTCTTAAAGAAGCTGATGTTCAACTTGAAGAAACTGAAGATATCAAAGCTTGGAAAGAAGCTAAGGCTGAAGCAGTTGCTCAATCTGAAATCAAAGCTGAGTATGATGGCGATGCTGAGAACTACGCTACTTATGAAGATGCTCTTGAGAGTATCGCTTAAGTTATCCCAAAGTTTACTTTGGGTATACAAGGTATCTTGGCTAGGCTAGGATACTTAAGCTTACTCAAAGGTTATATTGAGTAAGCCTTTTTATTTAATTAGATTATATAATATAATTATATTCACTAAGGTGAGTATATAATGTTGTGTAAGGAGTTGAAAATGAGATTAAGTAATGGAACTACGGCTGAGTACAGCCAAGATGGAGTTATTGAGGTCAGTAGAATTATAGATAGCAAGCTTTATAAGCTGTCAAACACGGTAAAAACTGTTAAAGGTGTGTTTCTACTCATGAAAGCCTATGAATATATGAGTGACAGTGAGTTTAAAGCTGAGTACCTATCACAAAAGGAGTGATTAGGGTCATTTAAGGTTAAATAAAGAATAAATTATATAATTATTCATTGTTCTATAATTATAAACACCCTATATAGAATACTATAATCTATATAGTTAAAGTAGAATAGAATCTCTATTGCAGGTTCACCCCTATAATTCTATAATTCTTAGAATCGGGTCAAATTATAATGGGTCAAAAACAGCTCAGACTAAACCAGTTTTATAATTATTAATAATTCCATTTATTTTAAGCTTGGATAAAGAATTATTAATATATAATAATAAATATTAATTAAATAAAGGAACTAACAATGGCATACACAGACCTACTAAAAAGGCTAAGCATTCCACACAATCCTCAATACTATATAGCCATCATAGATCACAGAGCGGACATTCTAAAACGCATAAGAGACTATGGACAAGTAGCTGTTGCAGAGGACATAGGCATGTCACAAGCAAAGCTGAGTCCAATAGCCGCACTACTCAGGGCGTCAATATCATCAGGAACAACGGTGTATTATATAACTAGGGACAATGACCTCAAACCTATTATAGGGACTGCCACTCAAGTGGCTGAAGCATTGTCATTCTTTCCTGACAAGCTAACTATTACCACGTGGAACATGGATGCTACTGACGCAGGCACTTTAATGGCTTATATTTGTGAGCGTGTTAGTCATGAAGAGTATCCCACAGATATTATACCTATGTACGTAACGCTTGATGAGCCTCTGTCAGACGTCCTGCTGACCATGCTTGACAACGCTGTGGTGGCGTAGTATGCAAAACATTATAGAGACATTCTCTAAACACAACATCACTCTAACTCCAGCGGGACAGTGGACTATGGAGCATGGCAAGAAGAAAGCCAAAGATGCCAAGAGGGTAGACAACCTAAACTGGTCAAGCTATCCGAATGACAACATGGCACGTCACTTCTTAACCAAAGATATCATAGTGTTTGACATAGATGGTGAGTATTCAATTATAGACAATGAAGCAAATACCATTGAGATACCCTCTCTTGAGCTTACACTGCCTCTGAGCCTTTACTCACAGACAACTAAGCCAGGGAGTTATCATATCTACTACAACGCCAACACATCAAACATCCCTAATCGCATAACGCATATATTAGGTACTGATTGTGATGTGTTTTCATATGGTACTATATTTGAAGCGCATACGTTTAGTGAGCACTATCAGCTTCATGACAATCCAATGCTTGAGGCTCCTGAAGACCTCCTGAAACTGATTGACTCGCTGGACGTGCCTACCACTAACAAGACTGGGATTATAACCCCAACCACTAACGTCCAGCGTTTCAACCTGGTCAGGGCGTTCCTTGAAGATGAGCTGACGAGTCGTAAGCAGTGGAATGCCTTTTATAGGTCAATCATTCCAGCAGAGTATATTCAATCAGGTACAAAGAAGATTGACCTCAAGGACTTTCCACTGAGTTATGACTTGTTCAATAAGATTGCTGTAAAGCTAACTGCAACTGCAGAGCTTGATTACAACGAACATACTGTGCCTGCACTCTACAAGCTACTAACGCAGTGGGGTATCAATCCTATGTCTGATATGAGTCAATCTCTGATGCACGTCAATATACTGCCGAGTTTGCCTCAGCACGCCAGTCTTACTCACTTTTCACTTAGTGATGATGATCAGACCTTTCAAGAGCATTTAGATAGTCAGCCTGCGACAGAGAGTCCAATCTTCAGAACCATTAACAATGGTAAGTTGTTTTTCATTGAGGTAGATAAGTTTTCACGTGAGCCTGTAGCTCATGGTAACTCGTATCTCATTGACATCAACACGGCACAAGCATTACATCCTGAGAGAGATATAGTGAATGAAGAAGGTAGGGTTGTAGGGTGGGACTCTAACCTGCCTATCATCTATACTATGAACTCTCCATATGAGCCACAGTATACCATTGATACTAGACACGACAGACATCAGGTCAATCTGTATAGTCCTAGTGAGTATATCAAACAAGCATCACCTATTGATACTGTGAGTGCTAACAACATACTGATGAAGACACTACGCTCTACTGTGGGGCCAACGTATCTTGATATAGTGCTGGCTTTTTATGCTCAGGTAGTGTTTGGTAGTGAGTCTCCCTCTACCGTGCTGTGGATGGCTGCACTTGAAACTGAGAAAGGTGGGTCAGGTAAGTCGGCTGTTACTATTGAAATACCTTCACTAATACTACAGCAGGCTGCGAGTGGTATAGATGTTAAGACGCTTACAAGTGGGTGGGGTGATGCTGTGAGTCAAGTGAGGCTATTGTCGCTAGAGGATATGCCCAACCTATCTGTAAAGGAATGGGACTCTGCATACGCTGTTATCAAACAACAGAATACTAACGCATACCGCAAGCTGAATATGAAGGGTGCTTCTGTTAGTACAGAGCGTATAAAGGTGGCATTGACTGGTTCAACTAACTTTAGGCTTAAGCTGTCACCTAGTGATAGACGTATGCTGTGTCTTGAGCCTGCTCATTTCCATGGAATGACTGAACCACTAACAGAGGTGGAGCAACTTGAGCTCGCTAAACTGCTTCAGACTCATGATCATAGTGAGGTGGCTCAGGAGTTTACTGACTACCTATATCACCTATATAGTGCAGGGTTTGATAAGGCTACACAGCTTGCGTTGTTTAAAGAGGCACCACCAACTGAGTATAGGAAGCTGTGGGTGAGTAGTGGTGCTACGAATACTCAGAATATTATCCACTCGTTGAGTCAGCCTCAAGACCTACATGGTATAGTGAAGGTTGATGAAGCTGGAGAGGGTGAGCTGTTACAACTGTATCAGTTCTTAGTGCATACCTATAACGCTGATACTGGCAAGGTGGCATTACCGTGGAAATGGTTTGAAATGTTCCTACCTTTTGTAATGGCTGAACGTCATGCGGAGTCTACGTTTTCAAAGTCAAGCATAGGCAAGATGCTTCACGTAGATTTTAACAACTGTGGTGCTAAGTATGTACCTAAGTGGAAGAAACACTTGCCATCATACATGCCACCTGACTGGGCTACATGGCCTAGTGATGGGTATGTGTTTGCGTTGAGTGATGAAGCTTTTGAAGGCTACAAGTCACTAATTAGTAACATGCTTGGAGAAGTTCAAGACATTAAATATCCTGAGGAGGTGTGAGATGGTTAAAATCAACGTAAAGTATGTTTATATGGTAGTGGTAGGGATTATGTTGATATCCCTTCATATATTGAGTGAGAAGTATCACTATGATTACACTACCATGGAGGTGCCAAGTGTCTCATTTAGTAGATAAGACATTTAGGCCACAGCACAGGTCTCATGCAGACCGTAACAAGGAGGCTGTTGTAACAGCTATTAAGATGTTGATAGAGGTATCAGCATATAAGATTAATGAAGCATTAACCATAATAAAGGATAAGAAATGACACGTACACAATTTTTTAAAGAGAAGGCTAACATAGCTAAGAGACTAAACCACTTTTTAGCTATGTCTAAACACGTAGGCTACCCAGTTCACACGTCATGTATTGATAAGGTATATGGCCACTTCACCGTACCGGAAGGCAAATTGTCTGACTATGACAGAGCACGACTTATAGAGTCTTTACAGTCAGATAGCCAAATTGAGTTTGAGGGTATTACTAAAGCTACGGGGAGACATGACTATTTTGACCGTTTACGAGTAGTGGAGGTTGCACACGAGGTTAAAGATAGTATCCCACAGCAAGCTATAGATAAGGAAATGAAGTCGTTTGTTAGAAGAGCCATGAAGTTGGATAGATGGACAGACCTAGACTGTAAAGTAATGCAGTTGTTTAAAGATGGTGTTATAGAGTGGGATGAAGTAGTTAAGGCACATAATGGAGATTGTCAGATATGAGACAAGATGACTTCATGGTAGACACTTACTACCCACACGACACAGTGACGGTGAATGCACGAGAGCTTCAAGACCTTATCAGGGCTAAGAGCACTCTAGAGAAAGCCAACAAGTCTTTAAGGCTCAGAGTTGAGACATTAACAGAACTCTTAGACAGACCACTAGTTCATGTGGACTTAAGAGTATGAGGCATATATACGGTCTTATAGTTATAGTATTCATGTTTGCTTTAGGTGCTATCATGGAGACGTGGTTTGAGCCAGCACCTATTCACCCTCATAGTTATGCGAATTGTAACCATGAGATACACCTTGACTATCTACAAACAAGGAATGGTAGTATTGAGGACATAGGCAAAGGATATTAAGTGAGAATAATAGAGCTGATTAGTCAATGTGTGGACAGTGGCATGCAAGACGTAGACATATTAGCTGTTGTTCTTATGTATAAGAAAGCTACACGTTGCAGCATTAGAAGGAGATAAGATGAATATTAATGACATAGCAATTGGACTTATAATATTATGGTTATCTTTAGGAACGTATGCTGTATACGACCACCTAAAGCAAGATAGAATTTATGAACAGCATGGTTACTGTGAAGTAGAGGTGGATTAGATGCAACTTAAAAGAATTGATGGAACTATTATACATGAAGGTGAATATGATACTGTTAAGGAAATGGTTAAATATTGTATATTTAATAGAATATCCTTAGAACGTGCTAATTTAAGATGTGCTAATTTAAGATGTGCTAATTTAGAAGGTGCTAATTTAAGAGATGCTGATTTAAGATGTGCTAATTTAAGAGGTGCTAATTTAAGAGGTGCTGATTTAAGATGTGCTAATTTAAGAAGGGCTAATAATGTTTACCAATTCATAGCTTATGATACGTCAAAAAGATTGGTTTATTGTGTCAAACAACATGATGATAGTTGGATGGTACAAGCAGGGTGTTTTTGGGGTACGTTAGAAGAATTAGAAACTAAAGTGAAAGAAACTCATAATAGTAAAGTATATCTAGCAAATATAGAATTATTGAAAGGTTTATAGAATGACAATGAAGAGATTACTAAAAATGTTTGGATTGACAACCCTGAGCAATTTACAAGCATTAAAGGATAATAACGGTAAGTTAAATGCTATTATTACTGACTATGCAGGTAGACATAAAGGCAGTTATCCTACTAATAGGAACAAGCTTAAACCTTATTTAGGTAACACTGTTGTAGTTACAGGCATCTTAACACATGTAAGCAGTGACAATAAGCGCATACTTCTAAAAATGGTTAAGCTAGGTAAAGCTAAAGTGGCTCATCATCTATGGATAGATACACCACCTAACTATGCAAAGCATCAGGGTAACATAGTTACTGTGGAGGGTAAGGTGTATAAATACTTCAATAGGAACAGTAGCAACTATGAGAACCTATCAATCAAGGATACAAGGATAATAAAATGAAAATAAATTTAGATGAGGTAACGCTTGTATTATGTATCACAGCATTAATTATATTAACACTAGGTGAGCCTGACATACTAGATGGATTAATTAAGATGGTGAACAAATGAAACATTACACTAGATGGTTCGTAAAGAAGAGTGACGTTAGTTTAACGCTGTGGTTGTACGGTTTACCTAACCTGCATACAATTAAGAACTTCACACAAGAAGAGTCTTACAATGCACGTATTGAGTTATTAAAGCGTAACCTGTATCATGCAACATATTGTGATACAGATTACAATAGAGGTAAAGATATAAACGAAGCCATCAAGTGGTGGAGAGAAAGGTACAAAGAAGTTTATGATTAAGCCCAGTTTCATACCACTCCCAATCTTCTGTGAACGTTATGATGTTAAAAGTATAACGGTAGAGGCTGCAAGAAGTGATGGACGTTTGCCTGAAGTAATGTTTAGGTATGATAGGCACACTGTTTTAATAGATACAGCCTACTTTAATAAGCGTATGGACTTTAGACAGAAGATGTGGTTAATGAGTCATGAGCTCTATTATGAGTTGCGTGAGATTTATTCCTCACAATCTAAACTGTCAAGGCTTATAGCTAAGCTAGATGGTGATGACTCGTTAAAGAACGCTAGAGTGTGGGACGCATGGATGCACCAAGGTATGTGGATGATTGATGAGTCCAAAGTAATAATGTATCCAAGACCTAAAGACTACTTGTTTGTTAGGTATGCAAGATGGTTACTAAGTATAAGGAGAAGAAATGAGCAACGTAGAAGAAAAACATAAGAAGACAGTTAAGATTGGTAGTCTAGTGGAGAATAAAGCTTCATGGAAAGCACGTAAGCAAGCCATGCACAGAGACAATCAAAAGTATATGGCTAACAAACATAAGCAAAGGAATGAAGATGTACACTAAGAGAACTAGATATAGTGTTATGGACGGTGAACCTCACTTAGGCTCAGTTGTGGAGTCGGAACTTATTGCTACTAGAGAGGAGATACTTGCAGCCTTTCTTGAAGAGGTACAGAATGAGGGGTATCTCAGTGACGAGATACATGTTATTGATGATGTATCAGAATATGATATAGTGCTGGACACATCGGAGCATCTAAGTAATCAGCAGATTGTGAAGTGTAATGAGTTGTGTGAGTCTATGCCTAGTGGTCCTGAACTGGACAGTGAACTGGAGAAGATAATTTATTCAAGGGTAATAGCATGAACAAATTTAAAATTGGTGATGTAGTATACAATTCAAAGAAGGTAAGAGCTGAACACAGAACTGTGGAAAAGGTGACAATAGTTGAGGGGCGGGAGTACCTATATTTTACAAATGGTACCTCAGCATTTGCACACTATATGACGGTTGTGCCTTATATAGTTAATGACTTGGAATTACTTGAGGCTCTCAGGAACATAGTTAGTGATTGGGAAGATGATAACTACACAACAGGTTATCTACCTGATATAGATGCATTAATTAAAAGGCTTTCAAATGAATGAAGTAGTATCAGCTTATGACCAACCAATAGAGTTTGTGACGGGCTTTGCTGGCTCAGGTAAGAGTACAGACCTATCAAAGGCAGTATCAAAAGACACTCTAGTATTAGTGCCTACGCACAAGGCTGCAGATGTTTTAAAATCTAAAGGTGTTGAGAATGTCTATACTATCTATGCTACTCTTAAACTTGTACCTACCATAAATGAGAACTTTAGGAAAGGTCAAAAGATGCAGACTCTTAGAACAGTTGGTAAAACAGACCTGTCTAAGATAAAGCATATTGTTATAGATGAGTTTAGTATGATTAATGTTGACATCCTCGATAAACTCTTAGAGGTGTTACCTGATACAACTCCTGTGACAGTTTATGGTGACCCTTACCAGCTACCTCCAGTGAGTGGTGATGCTGTTGACCCACTAGACTACACATCAGATATTAGGGAACTCACTAAACAACACAGAGCTAATGCTCCTGAGGTTGTGGAGACATTTATGAGGTTTATGAACTATATCAAGGGTACGGGTGAGATGAACCTAAAGATGAACCCTAACATTAGAAAGATGACTGACAAGCAGTGGCCTTCTGAGTTTAACCCTGAGACAGATAGGGTGCTAGCATTTACAAATGCTGAGGTTTTAAGACTTAATAGCCTTATAAAATCAGAGGCTATTTCTATCGGTTCTAAGGTGGTTATTAACGATATAGCGGGCGAAATAATTGATAAAGGTAGCTATACAAGGGTGTACCCTAAAAGTATCGTTAAGGGCGTTATAGAGACTGATGATAAGGGTAAAATAGAGGACGAAATTCACAAATGGGGTACTGATGTTTATATCTCAAGATATGAGGAAATGTCTATACTTATGGATGATGGACGCAAGTTTAATGTCTTTGTAGATACTGACCACTATGCAAATTCTAAGCAGTTTGAACAAGATGTGAAGGATGCACAGTTTAACCTTATAAACAAGTACAACCTTGACAAAGATGTAGACCTTAAGAAGTGGTGCTATAACAATAAAGGCTTAGATGGTGTGGCTGAACGTGGTCAGGCTTGGTCTCAGTACCTTAACCATCAGTCATACATCTTCAATTTACGTAGACCTTATGCTACAACAGTGCATAAATCACAAGGTAGTGAGTTTAGTACAGTGTTTGTAGCTCAATCAGATATTAAGAAGGCTATAAGGAACAACCACTATCTCCAGTATGCAAGACTGATGTATGTAGCATTGTCAAGAGCTACTGATAGAGCCATACTGGTTTAAGGAATATTTAAGAAATTCTTAAACTTAAATAAAGGTATAATTGAATATAATTATATAGTTTAAATATCTTAGTCCCTGACAAAGGTCAAACTGACACAAAACATATAAAACGTCATAAAAGGAATAACACATGGCAGCAAAAACAGCAAAATTTACATTTAAAACACCGCTAGCAGAACTTCGTTGGGTAAACATTACTGGTCAAGGTAAAATGAGAATGGACCCTACAGGTGAGCTTGATAAAAATGACCCTGCAAGTTACCAATTCACGGCAACAGCTATTCTAACTAAAGAGCAAGCAACACCTTTAATTGCTCAAATGAAAGCTTATTGGAAAGATAACAAACCAGCTGGTGCAACCAAGATGCAGTATGACCTTATCAAAGAGGAAATGGAGCCAGTGCTTGATAACGCTGGTAACACTCAAGAAGATGATGAAGGTGAGATTATTAAGCAACCCACAGGTTTCTATATCATGGCAGCTAAGACTACCACTCAATGGCCTGATGGCAAGCCAAATAAGATTAAGGTGCTTCGTGGTAACGGACAGCCTCTTAACTTAGGTGATAAAGAGATAGGTGATGGCTCAGTTGGTGTAATCCATGGGACTGTTGCAGTTAATGCCTTTAAAGGTAATGAAGGCTTGAACTTCTATTTAACTGCCGTACAACTAAAAAAATTCGTTGAGAAAACGGGTGGTGATGTTGATGCAGATGATTTAGGTGATGATGAAGGTTTGGATGAGCTTGAAATGGATGGGGTAGACCAACCTATCAATACTCCTGACGTGTAGTCATGGCACTAGATATCGAGGATTTGGGTGATGATAGAGATGAGCACATCCAAGCTCTTGAAGATAGGGTTGATGCTCTTGAAGCTGAGAATAAGAAGCTACTCAAGCAACTTAATCAGGCTGATGAGAACATTGATTACAAGGCAAGTTATGAACAGCTTCTTAAGAGCTTTCATGACCTGCTTGAAGAAGTACTGCCCTTCTAGGTAGTTAGTGGCCACAGTGGTGGTCATTAAACTGTCCTAGACAGTAAATAAAACAATAAGGATACAGAAATGCCTGAAGACATTTATGTAAATAGATATAATGAGACTCCAGTAGGTAAAGGCTTCTACGCTATGCGTACAACGGTAAGTAAAGCAGGTGTGAGCTACACCAAGCTTGTTCAACGTGACAGAAGTGGCCCACCTAGAAGTGCTGAAGCTTTAGCTTTGAGATGGCGTAGCTAATGAACATAATTCTAAACAGCGAAGATGTAAACTTCAAAGACAAACAAATATTCTGTGATTCTGAAACACGTGGACTTCATGGTGACGTGAGAGTAGTGCAAATCTACTGTCCTGAGCTTGATGAGAAAAACGTCTATGTTTATGATGTAGCTAGGTTTCCACTACCACTTGTTAAGAAGCGTATCAAAGAGGCTTCTAATGTAGTAGGCCACAACTTCAAGTATGATATGGATTGTTTAGGTTTTTGTCCTGAGTCATGGGATGACACATATGTACTAGACACTATCATAAACTTCAATAAAGATAAACACTCACTTGATGATGTAGTTATGCGTGTATGGCGTAAAGATATGTATGCTGATATGTTTGATGGTAGCTATCCAGTGTATATGGATGGTGAGCAGATTGACTTCTCTAAAGGTATCGTATACGATAAAAAGAAAATGCAGAAGTCGGATTGGTCAGGTGGACTAACTGATCAGCAGTATGCTTATGCTGCGATGGATGTTTGGGCACTACCTAAAGTGTTTGAGTCTTATGACATTGATGCGGCTGGGTGGACGTATAAGCTTGATAAAGCTACTATTGAAGCTTTTGCTATGATGGGTGAGAAACTACCTATTGATGTTGAGTGGTTAGAGGAGCGTATGGCTCTCAACAACTCACAGATTAATGAAATGAACCTACCTATCAATGTGAACAGCTATCAACAAGTGAGACCTTACATTGGTCTTGACCAGTCAGATGATGACGCTCTTGCTTTAGCTGCGGCTAGTGGTAATGAACGTGCCGCTAATGTTAGAACTGTCAGGTCACTTAGAAAGCAGAACTCATTCATTACTAAGTTCTTAAATGAACGTAAAGATGATGACTATGTGAAAGGGTATCTAAACATAGGTACTCGTTCAGGTCGTTCTAAGTGTTCCGATATGAACTTACAGCAGATACCTACATCACTCAAGCAGATGATTCAGTGTAAAGAGGGTAAATACTTTGTATATGCTGACTTTGCTCAGTTGGAGCTTAGAAGTCTGTGTGTATTGATTGGTGAACCCATTCTTGAGAAACTTTTTAGAGAGAAACAAGATATGCATGATTATGTACGTGACTCTCTATTTAGTGCTGACCAAGAGGTTAGTGATGCTGGACGTGGTAACTCGTTAAGACAGATTGCTAAGATTTATAACTTTGCATGTCTATACGGTGCTGGATGGGCTCAGGTAGGTAATGTACTAACAAAGTACACTGGTATGATACTGCCTGAGTCTGAACTCAAGGCTAACAAGAAAAAGTGGCTTGATACTTTCCCTGGCATTAAAGCTTGGCATGATCGTAACATTCGTCATTGGCAGAAGAAGACAGTAATGTCTACACCTATGGGACGTAAATATATTGGTAAGCTTCCAACAGATACTAACAATATTATGAACCAAGGTCTTGGAGCAGAGGTTGCAAAACTAGCTTTAGTGAACATGCGTAAGAGGCTGGGCGAGGACTACGGCAAGATGCTCATGTTTATTCATGACTCCTATACTTATGAAGCTGACTCACTTGACGAGGCTAAAGAAGTAGGAGCTGTACTAGCTGAGTGCATGAGAGAAGCTTGGTACTCTATTACAGTGAACACTAAGATTAGTGACCTACCTATGCCAGTGGATGTATTTGTAGGTCAGAACATGAATACTATTGAGAAGGATGGTTGTCTATGGGAGTGTACTTATGAGTAAAGTTGTTTTAATTGATGGTGACTCTATCCTTTATAGAGTAGCATTTAGAGGTGAGGAGCTTTGTGACATTGATGCTCTTGAAGGTGATGATGAAGGCTTAGAGGGTTTTGATGATGCTGATGAGGCAGAGTATGCTGTTAGTGGTGAGTACCAGTTACACTTAGAGTCTGCATACAATGCCGTTAACTATCACATTGAGGAGATTTCAGATGCTTGGATGGTTGATGCTATTACTGACCGTGAGCAAGCTCCTACAAGTATAGAGATATACATGACTGGTAAGCCTGAACGTTTACATTGTGAGGATGTAGCTCCTAACTTCCGTATGGAGTATGTTGAGGACTATAAAGCTACACGTAAAGAGTCAAGACCTCCAGCAGGGCTTAATGAGTTATGGGCTCATATCTTCAGTATTACTGAGATTGATGGTGTGCCCGTAACTGTACGTGTATGTGATGGTTGTGAGGCTGATGATGTAGTAGTTCACTTAAAGAAACAAGACCCTGAGAAGTATCTGCTTTCAGCTCTTGATAAGGATGTACTATATCAATCAGCTGGTCGTCACTACAACTATGGTAAGAAGGAGTTTGAAATCGTTAAGCCTTTAGAGGCTGTGAAGTATTTATACTTTCAAATGATTGCAGGTGACCCTTCTGATGGCTATAAGGGTGTTCCAGGTGTAGGTAAGGTTGGAGCTGATAAAGCTCTTGCAGGTCTTACAGAACCCAAAGAAATGTGGGATGCTACTTTAGCACTCTACAAGAAGAAAGGTTTGGGATTAGGTGAAGCAATTCAAACAGGTATTCTAGCTGATATGCACCAAGTGACTTCTGTCAGTCATGAGGAGTTTGTTACTAGAGTAGAACTAAGTATATTTAAGGCTAGAAAATGAGAAACCAAGATCATTATGCTAATATGGGTATTGAGGTGCATGCTATGTGTAAAGCTAACATGTCACCTGAAGCCTATCTTGGTGCTATGAGATGGAGCATTGAGAAGTACAATTGGAGAGAGAAGGGTTCACTTGTTGAGGACTATCAGAAAATCCAAGTGTATGCTAAGTGGGTTGAGCTTGCTCATCGTGAGGACATTATTGATGAAGACAAAGCAGTGTTTGATCTCATTAAACAGATACCTAACGAGAAATATCTAGCTATCTACACAACTGGTAGAGGTGGACTGCATGTGGCTGCACGTGTAGCCTATGCTTTAAATATTCCAAGGGTTCATGTTGACATGGAACCTGAAGCTGATGATAGGTATGTGCTATGGGTAGATGATATAGCGGACACAGGAGCTACATTAAAGGGCAGTAAGTATGATACTGCTGTACTATGTAAGCGTTATAACTGCCCTATTGAACCTACATACTGTGGTATGGTTGTAGAGAGTGATGCATATATTAAGTTTAAATTTCAAGGAGATAACTAATGCATAGAATAACAAAAACGTTTGAGTGTGATTACGGTCATAGAGTTCATAATCAAACACTTAACAAAGAGTACAGTATTGATGATCAATGTGTGTGCCGTCACCTGCATGGGCACAGAATGAAGGTAGCCATTTCATTGGAAGCTGAGGAGCTAACAGAGGGAATGGTTACAGACTTTAAACACCTCAATTGGTTCAAGAAGTTTATTGATGAGGTAATTGACCACAAGTTTATTGTTGACATTAATGACCCTCTATTTACAGTTATTACTGGTAACTCACCTTGTCAAGTGGAGCAGGGGGTTCATAGTGGGGCAACTTATGGATACTTTGAACTGGATGACAACGAACTAGAAAATGAATTTTATGAGTCGTTTGTGGTCGTGGATTTTGTTCCTACATCTGAGAACTTATCTAAATGGTTCTTTAACATAGCTAAAACTAAAATGGCTAAAATGGGTGTCACTGTTAAGCGTGTCACCTTTAATGAAACACCAAAATCGGAGGCTATCTATGAGCTATAAAATAGTGGAGACATTCTACTCAATACAGGGAGAAGGTAAGTATGCTGGAACAGCTGCGTTTTTTATCAGATTTTACAAGTGTAATCTTAAGTGTAACTTTGGGGGTGGCTTTGTATGTGATGATGAAGCTCACACTAATAAAGATTTGGTCAAGACATACTCTATCAAGGAACTCGTGGAAGCCGTTGCATCATCTGGTACTAACCATGTTGTCCTTACTGGTGGTGAAGTCAGTCTTCATGATGTTAATCCTCTCATTGCAGCCCTAAACCTGAGCCTCAATGTAACCGTTCAGGTTGAGACTAATGGCTTCAATCTTGAGAATGTGAGATTGGCTGACTATATTACTTATAGTCCTAAGGCAGCATTTGACAAAGATGCACCTAGACCATCCACTGGATTTCATGAGCTTAAGCTATTAGCTGGCGTAGACAATCCTGTGGATGTGTTTGCTTGGATGCATATTAAACGTAAATATGTTCAGCCTATAGGTAACGAGCATACCTGGGATATGGATAATGTTAGATACTGTATAGAGTTTGTGAAGGCTAACCCTGAGTGGAAGCTATCACTTCAAACACACAAAGCTATGGAGGTAAGATAATGAACATAGTAATGAAGTTTCAGCTTGAGGGAATTCATAGATGGGCTGACTGCCCTCATGAAGAGGTTAGTTATCTCAGATACCATCACAGACATGTGTTTTACTTTAAATGTGAGAAACGTGTAAATCATGATGATCGTGATAGAGAAATCATAATGCTTAAGAAGGATATGTTAGAGTATCTTGAAGAAGAGTATTATGACGCTGATCACCGTACTCACTTCTTTGATAAGATGAGTTGTGAGATGATAGCTAGAGAGTTATATAATAGGTTTGACCTTAAGAGTTGTGAGGTCTTAGAAGATAATGAGAACGGTGCAGTTTATAGAGGAGTTGAAGAATGGTAGAAGATATTAAGTTGGCACATATTGCCCCTACAAGTGATGCAGCATATGCTATTAAACGTAGTGGTATGAACATGGTACTGGCTCATATAGCGGATAAAGATGATGCTTACGCTGAACTGTTTAAAGCTTCTAATAAAGAGACGCTTCTTGACAATGGAGCCTTTGAAAATGGTGTGCCCCTACCCGTAGATAAAATGATTGAGATTGGTCGCAAGGTGGGAGCTGATATTTTGGTTCTACCTGACTATCCTTTTGAACCTTGGGCTAAAGGCTGGTTGACTATTGAGAGTGATATTAAAGCTTACAAAGATGCAGGTTTTAGAACCATGTTTGTGCCTCAGTCACTTAAAGGTGATGCTCAGGGCTATGAGTTAAGTATTCATAATGCCTTGCATCACCCTGACATAGACTTTGTAGGGCTTTCTATTTTAGGTGCACCTAATGCTTATGAGCTTATGCCACCTATTAAGGTTAGGTCACATATACTTGAGAAGTTCAACACTCCTAATAACGCTAAGAAGTTTCATATGTTAGGAATGCTTAACAGTGTAGATGAAATCTTACGTGTAACCTACTACAAACACTTGGTTAATAGTTGGGACACTTCTGCAGCTGTGTGGTATGGTGTAAATGGTTTAGATGTGTCTAAGACTGAAACTAAGTTTGCTGATGCTGTGGATTTTGATAGGGTCACTACCTTTGAGGAATTCCATGAGCTTACTGTGAGCAACATTAACTATATGGAGTCATTACTATGAGTTTATTTGATGAAGAGATTGAAGACTTTACAGTACATATGAAGCATAAGCTTCTAGTACATAAGCATAAAGGGGGTTTTGAGCGTTTAAGCTCTTATGAACTTCTTAGGTTGCTAAAAGAAGAGGTGTCAGAGTTGAATGACTCACTTGATGAGAATGAAGATGCCTCAATTATTAGAGAATGTGCCGATGTGGCTAACTTTGCTATGTTTATAGCTATGAAAAGACAGAATAGGAAAAATACATGAGCCACGTAGAGAGATTAGAAGCTGAGAAAGCTGTAAGTGATATACTATGGTATGTTGGTGAGAACGCTAACAGAGAAGGACTGCTTGAGACACCTAAGAGAGTTATAAAGGCTTGGGACGAGTTATTAAGTGGTTACAATGCTCCATCAGATGAAGACATTATGAAAGTGTTTGAAGATGGTGCTGATGGGTATGATGAAATGATACTTGTTAAGGACATTAAACTTCAGTCATTCTGTGAACATCACATGATACCTTTCTTTGGTGTATGTCATGTAGCCTACGTACCTAATGGTAAGATTGTAGGGCTGTCAAAGATTAACAGAATAGTTGAGAAGTACATGCGTAGATTGCAAGTTCAAGAACGCTTAACTGTCCAAATTGCTAATGCTATTCAGGAGGCTTTAGAGCCTTTAGGAGTAGCGGTAATGATCGAAGCTAGTCACCTATGTGTATGTTATAGGGGTATTAAAGACGTTAACAGCACCACTACAACATCAAAGCTTCAAGGTATCTTCAAAGAAGATATTAAGGCTAGGAATGAATTCTTAAGCCTTATAAAATAAGCGGAAACGGCTATTTTAGCCGTTTTAATACTTTACTAATACCTTACTATTCCTAGAACTTTTAAAGCTATATAGACGATTTATAGGCTTAAGTTTAAATAAAGGAATAATTGAATATAATTATATAAAGGATAAGAAATGGAAATTAATGAAGCTATCACCGTGTTACTAGACCATGACAACACTCCAAAGGAGATTGCTGCAAGTGTAGAGATTACACCTGGAATGGTTAGTCACTACCTAAAGAATGGGAACTATCCCAGCCTTAAGACAGCTGCACTTATGTGGGGCGTTCATGGAATGCAGGTTGAGCCTTTTACTGATAAGGCTTTAATGAAGAAGTATGAAGAGCTTACCAATGAAACCACGTCAACATCAAATTGATGGTGCGGTATGGGCCATTGAGACTATACGTGAGCATGGACTAGCCTACCTATCATGGAAGGAAAGAACTGGTAAGACCTTAACAGCTTTGACAGCTGCAGAGTATTTAACTGCTAGCAGGGTTTTAATTGTTACTAAGAAGAAAGCCATTGAAGGTTGGGAGGATACTTTACGGCAGTGGACTCATAGTAAGCACTATACAGTGATAAACTATGAGTCCATTCATAAGCTTGGTCCAGTGTATGACTTTATCATACTAGATGAAGCACATCATGGTATTAGTGGTATCGGTAGAAAGTCTAAGACTTGGAAAGCTGTAAGACAGTTTACTAAGAAGAAAGCTATACTGTACCTATCAGCTACACCCTATGCTGAACATGTAGGCTTACTGTACCATCAGTTAGCTCTTAGTGATTGGTCACCTTTTAGAAAGTATAAAGACTTTTATGCTTGGTACAAAACATATGGTATACCTAACATGATTAGGACTCCCTATGGTTTACAAGACCAACGTAACAAGTATAAGACTGAGGAGGTGCTTGCTAAGGTTGAACACCTATTCAACTTTAAGACTAGACAAGATGTAGGTATTAAGCATGAACCAACTGTAAGGGTTGTGAAAGTGCCGCTACATGAAAAATCAAAACAATACATGGAGGATATAAGTGAAAAAGGATACATGGAGATTAATGGCACCACTATTCTTGCAGACTCCGACTCAAAGAGAAGAGCCATGCACTACCAGCTTGAGGGTGGAACAATTAAGCACGCTGATAGCTCATATGAGCTCGGAACAAATGAAAAACTTGTTTATATTCGGTCAAGCTACGACATTAGTCGGACAGCAGTCATGTGTCACTTTATCGCTGAAAGAGATTTACTCTCAAGAGCTATACCAAAACTCAAGATACTCAGCTCTGACGGAGATGCAGAAGGGGTTGACTTATCCCATTACGACAAACTTGTCATATATTCAATGTCGTTTAAAACAAGTAAACATACTCAGAGAGTCGCAAGACAGGCTAATCATGACAGGGCCACCCCTATCGAAGTTGACGTTCTTGTCAGTGATAAACCTGGAATAGGTTTGGCTGTGTATGAAGCAGTAGCAGTTAAAGAAGAAAATTTTATCAAGGCAAGTTATGAAAGAGCTATACAGTAATGTGAAGTTAATGTTGGCAGGGGTACTAATCCTTGCTATTGTAGTAGGAATGTTCGTAGGTATGATAGCTCTAGGGGCATTAACTATAAAGGTTGTTATTTCAGGTCAAGACATAAAGGTTGGTCAAGCGTTCGGTAATTGGACAGTGCTCCACTACCTAAACACCTATGA